GCTGTACCTAGTTGTTGACGAGTTGGTGCTGTCTCTAATGTAATCGAACCAGCAGCGACGGCAGAAACCTTTAGGTCACCACCAATATTGATAGTAGAAGTTGACAAAGCAATTCTATCACCAACCGTAACACCAGTCGATAGGTCGATATTTGGACCAGATGCTAGACTTGCAGAAGTATTAGCACCTTTAGTAAGAACTGTCGTACTACCAGCAGTGAAAACTAGGTTAGCAGATAGAGTTGATTCAAAAGCACTGGCAGATGCACAGACAGAAACTTCTAGTGAGTTACCGAGTTCACCTGGATACTTACCAACCCAGTCACCAACACCTGAGATACCAGAAGAATAATTTTCTTCATAGTGATCATCATTTTTGATGACGGTATTGATTGTGTTACCAGCATTTGCTGTAGAGTTACGAGCAGCAGTAGTATCTGAACCACTGTCACTTGGCTCAACAACACGGACAACCTGTAGGGCATTTGAATATGCTAGGAAGTTTGATGCTGTGAAGAAATCATCAGCAGTGTTTGCATTTGGTGTTTGAAAGTTATTGACCAATGAACTTTCGTCTGTTACTAAGACGATTTGCTCAGTTGGACCCCAACGAAAATGACCAGCAATACCGGCACCCGTTGTTTGTACGGCAGGAACGATAGTTGTGAGATCAATCTCACTTACATTCACGCCTGGGGATACTTGGAAAGGCATTTCTTTACTCCTTATGTTGAAGAAACGAACGTATCAATTCGTTTTTATTTATAAAATAACTAATTTACTTAGTTAATTAGACTAAATAATGACATGGAACATAGCAAAGAAACCAAAGATAAAATACGTCAAGCGAGATTAGGTCGCAAGTTTTCTGATGAAACAAAGCAGAAAATGAGCGATAGTCACCGTGGGAAGGTGCATAGCGAAGAGACAAAGAAAAAAATTAGTGAGTCCATGAAGCGTAAAAAGGAGTCAGCGACGATTATTAATCCTTGGTCAGACTAGTCATAGAACCCTCGTAAGTCATCTAGTGAATAGTGGTCCACTCGCTCTACCTGTGGTGTATCATCAATACCGTCATCATAGAAACCGAAAGGTAGCATCTCTTCATCCAATAATTCTTCTTTATCAGCAAGATATCTTTGACGAATATCAGAATTAGTCAGATCTTTGAAATACTCTTGACGAATAAGCCAACCAAATAATACAAGACACATTGCCAAGTCGTCATGATGCCCTTCGTCTGCTTCATAAGAATCTTTCTTTGAAATGAAGTTTGATAGTTCTTCTATAACATCAAAGTCCTCAATAACAATCTTTTGGTCCTCTACCAAGTCTTTGAGAGTAGAACAACCAATCCTTTTGACCTGTTTAGTTGTTCTGACACCAAGTTGTGTATTTTTACCAAAACCACCACCAATTCTTTGCCCTGCCCTACCTTTCATAGCAGTGATGAATAGATTTTCATACTCAAGGTCACGATATAAAATATTCGAAATCTGCTCACCAATATCGTTGATCTCTACCAATACAAATGCTTTATTGAAATTGTTAGCAACATTGTAGATGAGTTCAGGATAAATCAGAGGTGAGATATTCTTGTCTCTGTACTTGGCAACCACACGATATGGTATATCGCTTACGTCGATGACAACAAATGCTGAATAGTCACCACCCACACCTCTTGCGGTATCAACGACGATTACATACTCATGACCCTGTTGTATCTCTTCGTACTGGTCAAAGCCCTGTTTCTGAAACATGGGGCGAACGAATGCTAGGTTGCGAAGTGTGTTAGCGTTGATGAGAGTATTAGACGTGCCTAAGAAGTTACAAGCAAACTCCTGGTCAAAAGACTCCTCGCTTGTGTTGGCAATCTGCTGCATTTTCCAATCGTCATCACGCCCTGGTGTTTCCCACCAATTCACAGCAAGAGGAATGAAGTTGCTGCGTTCCTCTTCTGCTTCTACCCACATTTTATAGAAGTGATTCATGCCCTTTGGTGTAGACACGATAATCATTTTAGTTTCTGTACCAGATGAAATCGTAGGATAGACTGACTTGAAGAACTCATCAGCAATACCATGTTGAACGAATGCAAACTCATCTAAGAAGACAAGCGAGAAGGACTGACCACGAGCAGCAGAACCTGTAGTCGATGTAGCGAGAATTTTTGACCCATTCTCCACTTCGATAGAACCCTTGTTCCAAGTGAGAATACCCTGCTGTAACCATAGCGGTAAATGCTCGTATGCTTTCTTGATACGGTCAAGGAGTTCTCTAGCCAGTTCTGCTTTGTTGGCAAGAACAGCAATATTTTTATCTGAATTAAATAAAAGATAGTGAAGAATGAAACCGACCACAGCAGTTGACTTACCAGACTGCCGTGGCATTTTTGTGATAACAAACCGATTGTTGTTGAATGTATCAATCATCCGCTCTTGATATTCATACAGGTCAAGAGGAATCAATCCATGGTCAACATGGACGATTTTGACAAACTTTCTAATAAAGTAAATCGGATCTTTGGCGCATTTTACATAATCTTGAATCTGGTCTTGTGTGAATTCAATATTCACCCCAACCTTTTTCAGATTAGGATTTGACAAATAGGCATCAGACATTATTTCTCACTTTTCAATTTTTCAATCTCTTCTCTATTTTTCTTGATAAATTCTTCATTCTTTTGAATATGAGCGTCTTGGGCAGCGTCAATCAATCGCTGAATACGAATGCCCTTCTCTTCCTCGGTATCCTTGTGTAACTCGGCATCAATGACCTTTTCGAGTTTCAGATACAGAATACGCTCATTGGGTACATATCGCCAGACATAACCACGGTCGCTGTATACGCCAAAGACTGTTTGTCGCATACCAATCTTCAGAATGGTTGCTTCGGCACCGTCCAGTAAGACCTTATCACCCTCGTTGAATGCTTTATCAAACTGAAATGCAATACCCTTTGATAGACTTGTTGCGAAGTCCTTGAACATGATAGCAATGATAACAGAGATTAGAACTGCTACCCATGGTAATATTGCATCCGTCATTTCCCATGACAGGCTAGATATCGTTGCTGGTTCCATCGTCTTTTCCTTGGATTAGTTTCTGTAAGTCCGCAGTCGAACCGACAAACAAAGCATTATTGGTAATATTCTGTGCTGAAGGTTTGTCTTTCTCTTGCGTCAAATCTTTCTTTTTCTTTGCCAACTCAAGAAGATCTTTGTTAGTATCAGTAAGCGTTTTCATTAGATTGGTAGCAACTTCGAAGGCTCTTGGTGATTCGCTTTGTCTAGCAATCTCCATCACCCTGTCTAGGTCACCCATACCAGAGTCAATCAGATCTCTTAGATTACGCCGTGCATAATCATAATCATCATCTACATCCTTATTCGTATTGTCAGGTGGTAGGACTTCCTGTAGTGTAGAATCCACATCAAGCAACTCACCCATCTTATCGTTAAATCCCATGACTATCACCCATAAAAGAATGTGTTGGCAGCAAAACCATAGTCATCGTCTGAATCGATTAGACTGCGATGGACAGATGCTGCACTGTTTGATGTTGGTAGACCATCAGCAGTAAGACCAGGAACGATAACTACTCGACTACTCTTCTCTGTATCTGGTGCTGTGTTAGCATAGAAGTCTACCTGTGTTCTTGTAATCACACCAGAGTTTGTAGTAGGTCCGTATAGATAACCCTTCATCGTGAAGTTTAGATCCCACATTAGAACACGGCGAGACATGAAATCTGCATCATACGAGTCTTGCAAACTCACACTATTTAACACCGTTGGAATATCCATTGAGATATCCATATCAGGCATAATATTGACTGACATATTCCATTCTGGCTTGAAGTATGGTAAAATCTGCTCTAAGATCTGTGTGCCATCGTCTGCATTCTTCACCATGATAGATAACGTGAAATCGATATTGTATGGGACTGGTGTGTATTGTGTTCTCAATAAAGTCTTATCTGAAAATACAAATGAGTTTTTCTGTGTTGAGTTTAACTTTCTGATTGGGTCGTAATTGATACCTGTCAACTCGAAACCTAAACGTGGTAGTGAAATAGCAATCTCTCTGTCTAGGTTGGGGTCAGTATCCAATCGTACTAGAAACTTTTGCTTTGGTCCATAGGCAATGGGTACAGCAAGTGTTTGCACTCGACTGCCACCATTGTTACGCTGAATGGTAAGGTCGTTGAACATACTTCCAAAGACAATGACATACTTACGCATTAGACCATGTGAGAAATATCCAAACATTAGAATGTACCCTCCGACCATGGATCATCTTCAGAGAAGTCAACGATGCCGCCTGATAGAATGTCAGCAGTGAATAGGTTGTTATTGGCTTGTGCGTCTGTTGCTTCCACTGTATATTCCTGCATCAAACTGCCACCATCTTCTGCGAGCAATGAACCATCTTCGCCGTCTAGCAATAGTTCATTGTCAAGGATATTGAGACTGAACTTATCTTCAATCTCATCAATCTCA